CGACCTCGGACTCATAGTCCCTGGCGTGGGCCATCCTGCCTCGTGCGCCATACTCCGCATCTGACTTGAACGCAGCAGCCAGGGCTGGCTCACCCATCTCCGCTGCGTTGGCGCTCATCTCCATCAGTCGCTCAGGGCTTAGGCGATTGGCCCTTACTTGCTCCAGAATGGCTCGGTCCCTCTCGTGCTGCTCCATGGCCGCAGTTCTGGCGACCTGCTGCTCCTGAAGCGCCCCAACCGCAGCCTGCGCCCTCCTCTCTGCGATGGTGGCATCGGCAACCCGGCGCTTCTCAGCCTCTACCCTGTCGGCGTAGTCTATCTCGTCCCTGATACGGCTGATGCCTGCTGTGACCACGCCTGCTGTCTTGGACGTGATGACCTTTTCGACCTGATCAAAAGCAGAGGGTTGTTTGGCAAAGCCAAGCCCTGAGAGGCTCACTACCTCAGAGAACGGTTTATGCGATGGGAGTACGCGGGCCATTGTCTGTCCTATGCCGTGAACCAGTCGGTAACACCCTCAAGGAAGCCACCAAGCCCACCCCTATCCGTAGCAAGGGCTTCTGATGCGGCTATCTTACGCAATTCCGGGTCACCACCAGCGAATCCCTCCATAACACGGGCCACCTCCTTTGGATCAGCCCCAGATTTCCTCAGTTGATTCGCCAACTTAACCATCTCGACCCTCTTCTTCTCAAGCTGCGCTTCCCTGCTGATCGCCTGCTGCTGGGTGACTCCGGCGATGTCGCCCTCAAGCCGTGCCGCATCCGAACCAACCCCCACACCACGGAGGCCCGCAAGCTGGCCACCCCCGCCAGGGCCAGCGCCAGCACGCCCGTAGACCAGCGCGCCCTTCTGGGCCTCGTCCATGGCAGCCGCACTTCCCAGTCGCCCATACAGCCTGGATGCCTCCTCCCTTCGTGCCTCCGTGGCAGCAAACCTCCTGGCCTGCTCTGCCGTTGGGCCTCTGGCTGTCGCGTAGCCACTAGGATCATCACCGCCAAAGAGGCCGCTAAGGAGGCCAGCACCAGCACCAATGCCGCCCCCGATAAGGGCACCCCATGGCCCACCAACGGCCCCCACAGCGGCCCCTGTTGCCGCACCGCCAAGAGCCGTTTTCAATGCATGGTCAGCCATCACTCACCTCACTTCAGATGTTTCTTCCCGATGATATATACCCAGCAGCCGCCGTAGCCCAAGAAGATGTCCCCCTGCTGGTAGTTCACGTCGTATGTAAGGGTTGGGGGTGAATCTACAGGATCCACATAGACTCTGCTGCTAGGCCTCATCTCAAGCCTTACCTCAAGGAACTTCTCGGTCCCTTCGCTATTATCAAAGTCATGGGTGGCCCTGAACGGCTCTACCGCTGCCGGGACCGGAAGTGCTCCGTTTCCAACCGGCGTCCTATCACGGGTATAGGTGTTGCCCTCGCCCACAAACCACGGCGTGCCTTGCTCGCCCCTGTCCCATTCCGGGCTAGTGAACGCATCACCTGTATAGCCCCAATACCCGTTTCCGTTGTTTGCGTTGGGGATCGCAGCTTGATGCCGGATAGGAACAGAGGCGAGGACCCACTCAGCGGGCATGTTAGTACAAGCAGGCAATCCTAGCCGGATAGCATCAATGGTGCCATCAGGTATTGCTGGCAGGAGCCCTGGGTTGAAGTTGCTAAAGGCTATCTGCTGGTACTCAAACAGGTCTGCCCTTGGCCCTGTGAGCATAGCTACGCCCACAACGTACTCTACATGCCCTGGCGAACCAAGCGTTCCCGGTATCGATGGCCTGCCGTAGACAACACCTCCTGTGACCGCCGGGTCATACATGTCCTGAATCAGGTCAGAGGTCCAGTTCAGCGCCACGATGACATGGTGGATGGTCATATCACCGTCAATGGGGATAAGTCTGCGGTCTACATACGAATCCTCTTTATAAAAGAAAGGCGGCGCAGCACCGAAGGAAGACCCCGACACATACGGGGCCAATGGATAATCATCCCTAGCGCTCATTCTGTTGTGGGGGAAGCCAGCGCCGAGAGGGACAACCATGACCTCATAAGCCGCATCGTCCTCTATGGGCTGAGAAGGGTACACCTGGGCAAACTCGTTGTAGCCGCCTCTGAGCTTGCTGCTGAACTGCTCGTCGATGAGTTGGAGGTTCGTCGAGATGCCCACCTCTGCCATCTGCGATGACGGTGTCGCCTGCCACGGGCTGGACAACAGGGATGACCGGGCCACTCCTCTGGCCAAAGTGGAGGGGCATGTTCTGCACGGTGAACGGCGCTGGAGCAGATGCGTTGTCACGGACCGTGAGAGGCATCTGGAACTTCAGGCTTATCCAGATATTGTTGGCCACACAGTGCTCTCTGCTAGCGGAGATGTCATGGAGGTTGGGGGCAAAGATGGCGAGGCAGTAGGTCTTGAGAGGGTGTAGTTGACGGTTGATGTCTCCCACCGAGATGGGGTTGAACCGCGTGGTGCGTGATATGAAGGCCGATGCGGGGATGGTGATACTGACTGCTTCGCCACCCACTTGGAACCGATTGGTCTCCTGGATCGATGAGTTGAAGAAGACCTGCTCCTTCTCAAAGATGCTCAGAGTGAACTCGTATGCGTCCGGCCTGTTGTAGGTCTTTTTGCCCCCATGGGGATTTGGCATCCACCTTCGCGCTGGCGTGTATTGATACTTGTCCCGGCCATACCAATGGTCAAGTATAGCTGCTGGCTCATCTGACTGATCAAGGCTAAATGAGATCTCCTTCAAGACAGGAAACGGGGTGTCTGGGCCAAGGACAGGCAGCGCGTCTGTGCCAAGGAAGTTCTCCTGCAAGGGCGGCAGGCAGAACGGTATGTAGAACGGGTTATCGAACTTGTCAGCAACAACGGACAGCGCCAAGACGCAATCAGGGGGAGGGCCACCGCCAGCCACAGTGACGGTATCGCCGTCTGCGTACCCAGTCCCCGGTCGGTTGATCCAAACCCTCTCGACCTCACCGCCCGCTCCGACTTCAAGTATATCAACGGTAAGCCCAGAGCCCGCGCCGCCAGTAGTGGTGGCCAGATTTCCAGACACTATGTAGCTCGTGCCCACGTCTTTGATGGTTATAGATACGCCAGACGTGCGGTTGTCGTGGAAGTATTTGGAGCCCAGCCACGGAATATTGAAGTTGAGGCGGAAAATGCTCTCACCCTTCTCCATCTGCTCAGATTCGATGTTGGAAAGACTGAGTTCAGTATCCATGCTCCTGATGGGGTCAAACACCTGATCGACAGTAAGTTCTACGCCCCTGCCCATCTTCTTACGGGTGACCTTCGCCATTAGCGTGTCACCTGCTCAAGGACGGTCATGTTGCCATCCATGGCCCAGTTCCACATCGGCTCAGAACCCCGAGGGTTTGTTCCCCAACCAGCAAACTTGTTCCTGATGGTTGAGGCAGACAGCCCCTGCTGGTCCATCACAGCAGACAATGTTGGTCCCGTGTGCCTGAACCACGGAACGACTATGTACAAGCGCACCCTGGCCCCTTGCCTCATCGGGATGTTCAAGTCCCTAAACCTTATAATCCTGCCGCCAGTACCATCACCGGTGCCCCCAGAATGCTCTGGGCTCCTGGGGATCATATCGTCATACGGGAGGCCTGACAGCGGTATATCAGTGACGGTGTAGCCATCCAGTCGCCTGTTGCTGAACATGACCTCTACATCGTTGAGACGCCTGTCCTCCTTGGCAAACTCGTTATCCACGCTAACCTGTATCGTCACGCTCTGTGTCTTGTGCTCGAAACCTGATCCGTCATTGAACAGGAACGGGGCTGCATAATAGCCGTTGTCACCCAAGCCAAGAGCACCGACCGGGAAGTCCGTCCTCATCAGGATACACAGGGAGTCCAGTATAACCGGGCTTTCAAACACCCAGGAATGAGACCACGCAAATTGGTAGTTGTGAGCAGCGCTACGCGGCTCCACTGCTCCGGCAACGCCGCCAACATCCCAAGCATCCTCCCACTCAGGATCATCCCACCTGTCGGCGTTCTCAAGACTCTGGACACCTGGACCTCCAATCTGATTGAAGGCTGTCCCTTTGACACGCCATTTGTTCTGAAATCCAGCCGTGGGGGTGGACGGATTGCCATAAATGGGTGCCGCAGTCCCAACCTCAGCGGTAGTGAACTCGTTGTTGGTGATGAAGTTCCACGGCCATGTAGGCCCCTCCACAGTGCCCCCAGCGGTCTCCATGACAGGCAACGATGGAAGTGTGCCAACTGGGGTCCCTGTATATCCGGCAGGCTGATAACCAAAGATGTACTGGGTCTTGGTGAATCGGGTGGACACGTCCCCGCCAGGAACGCTGTTGAAATGCTCAACGGCCTCACGGAGGGCATCATCAATGCGTGTCCCGTCGATGGTGGTGCCATCACTGAACTGCTCATCAGTAATGGTGCGTAGGCTCTTTTTGTGATCGTAAGGCATTAGCTCAAGCACCCAATAACGTCTGCGGCAGGGACCCCGTAGTTGGTCACCGCGCTCCCCTTGGAGCAGCCGACAAAGAGTATACCATTGGCCACAGGTGATGGGCCAAGGCTTACGGCATCCTGCACGGTAGCCGTGCTGATGAACCCGCAGCCATTGAAGACCACGGTGCCACCGTCTGTGACGTCAACAAACGCTGCGTTCCCGTCCTCTGCCCCTCTGAAGAACAGACAGTTTGTAATCACAGCCCTCCCGGCGGCCCCCACTTTGACCAAGGCGCTCTTGCCCATGATGGGCTCTCCAAGGAAGGCTATACCGTCGATGTAGCAGTCGCTATCCAAGGTCACCTGCTTGTCTACGCTGACCTCAGTGACGTTACCCGCTAGGCGGGTCTGGGGCTTTTTCAGGTTAAAGACGCTGACGTCTTCGGAGAGGTTAAGGGCGTTGAGCACCTTCTTGTTCTCGCTGACACGGCCTCCGCCTTCTAAGAAACCGAGTCCAGCGCCCCCTACGCTTTTTGCCGCCCAAGATCCTCATCACCGCCCTTGCTGACTCGAAGATGAGGCGCTCTGCCTTGTTCTGCATGGAGCCCCAGATCATGTATGTGAAGCTCTCTCCCCTCACCGAGTCGCTAATGGCCAACTGGCCCACCTCCTCATCACCAACCGTCTCAAAGCGAGTGGCCCCAGGAAGGGGCGCTACACCTGGCTCGCCGTACACAGGGCCTCCTAGCGTATTGAATGTGTTGGTCGTCAGTGGGTTTGTGCTTACGCTGGAGTAGCGGGTACGAATGGTGTTCTTGAACGACCCGTTGGTGATGCTAGGTGGCTGGATATCACCAACCACGTCGATCACCTGCGAGGACCATCCCTTGGCATCAGGGGCTGACAGGATGTTGAGCAGCCCAAAAGGCCAGATGTCAACGAGACGCTGCACCGCTACGGCTGTGCCGTGAGATAGGGCGTCCATGAACAGGCCGCGCCCCTTTACCTGCACAGAGCCCTCTGCCCTCACAGGAGAGGACTTGTAGGCCCAGTCCACCGCCTGGGCCACGTCGTTGTCCTCATGGCGGTCAGCGAGGATACGGGTCTCATCCCAGACGAACCTGCGCATCTGTATCTGCACAGCCGGCGCCGTTACCTCGGTCATCTGAGCTACCGTGAAAGTGACACGCGGCCCTGTAGTCGTTGCGCTGTTGAGTGGCCTGAACGGGATGTAAATGAGTCTGTTTTCTTGCCTCTTCTGAAGCGCTAGCCTGGGGTGGAAAGTCCAAGTGTTTGGGGCAGCAGGTCCATTGAATTGGATGTTGATGATGTTCGGCAACGTGAGCGTAACTATCCACCCAGGGTGTGTTGGCTGCCTTTCTGGAGGCAGGAAGAACTGAATATCAGACGACGGCGCGCTTGGCTTCGTTATGGGGAGCCAGTTGTCTCCGTCGAAGGTGAATGCAATCGTCATCGTCTCAGGGCTGCCAAACCTGTTTGTGGCAGTTGAGTTCTGATATCCTGGGACTATGTGGAACGGCACCCACACAGCCCCATCAGAGGCGTCCTCTCTATCCGATATGTCCCCGCCGCCAAGCACGCCTAACGGCATCCCCTCTGGAATTGGGATGGACTTGCCCGCATAGATGTAGTGGTCACTGTCGTTTGGATTGATAGCGACCGTCTCTTTCTCCAGGTCAGACCGCCACTGGCCACGCACTAACCTGTAGTCCTCAACGGCCTCCACTGACCTGTCTACAGCGCCCCCTCTGCCATACTTCAGGACATAGTAAGAGCGTGATCGTGTGCTGAACAACTCGTCGTCCGCGTCTGTGAGCAGTTCACCATCGTTGTCTGGGGGGATCGACCCAACGAGGTACATGCCGCTGTCAAACGTCACCACCCACGGGCGCTCGATGTTGGCTGTGAGGCCAACCGGCACAGGGACAGGGGCCTCATTCACCATGGTCTCCATGGACCAGATGGACCACTTGCCCTTGGACAGATACAGGGCTGCGTTCATGTCAGGTAGAGAGAAGACGACAGCTTCTAGCTCTCTGAAGTAAGAGGCCACAGCATTGCCCACAAGCCTGAACGTAGACGGGGTCTGCCCTGGCACCGGAGACGGGATGTCACCGTTTGCTACGAAGTAGTTGGTCACTGGATTTGAGATGTAGTCATTGAAGAAGGGCTCGATTGGGTCGCTGATGCGGTTGGGCTTGAGCCCTGCGCCCATGGCGTAGATGCCACCCCTATCCATCCACATGATGGCGTCTTCGGCCTTAGTCACCGCGCTCTCTGAGAGGCACCCGATGCCCTCTGCAATCCTGACCAGCCTCCCTGCGCTGGCCACAAACCCCACTGATGGCTGGTAGTACCAAGTCTCTGTCTCGGTGAAGATGATGAGGTTCCCGTTGTGCTCTTTGACTGCTGTGATGTTGTCCTCAGAGGGGACAAGCATCACGTTGTCAGCGGCCATGGAGGTCGGGAAGCCTACGTCAGAGAAGTAGACGGTCTTCTCGTCAAACAGAACCAGACGCCCGTTGATGCTGCCGCCTCCCCTGGGGGTGGGGAACTCAGTCCTGGTGAGGTAGGTGATGCCTTCAGAAAAGGGGCCATCAGAGGCTACTGCGTTGATGACGACTGACGACTCAGAGTAGGGAGGCGACCACGCACGGTCATAGACAGTACCCACTTGCTTGTCCCTGCCAGTTCTGGACAGGTTGTTGATGCCCCTCCGCCTACCCCGGAAAACTGACGGGATGTACGCGAGCAGGCCCGTGTCGGCGTTGCCCAGGTACAGGATGTCATCGAGTTCAGTGAAGAAGAACTGCCCTGAGCGTTCTTTGGAGACCACCCACTGCTGTCTGTCCTCCAGGAAGGACCCTGGCGCTACAGGCACGATAGTCGTGCCTGAGACGCCAAGGTTGGTACGCCACCACGTCTCGTAGTGGCCGTGCCAGTAAGGCATCTCAAGCTGGGATGTCTCTGTCTGCCCAAACTCAGCGGTGTGCCTGAAGATTGGCTCCTCCCACCTATCTCCTGTGGTCACGTCATAGATGTCCACTACATAGATGGGCGTGAACTGGCTGAGGGTGGAGTTGTTGATGGGGGTTAGGGAGTCGGGAACCCTGTCCCCGCTGTTCACCTGGGCTGTGAACACGGAGATGATCTGCTCGTGGCCAAACGAGGTGAGCATTCTTGGGGATGTCGTTGATGGGGGCAGCCCGCATAGTGGTGTCGAGTTCAGTGACCTGGCCAAAACCCCTACGCACCTCCCAGGCATTGCGCCGATACAGCATGTTGAGGGCAAACGACCCCTTGGTAGGGGAGTCTGCCCTGATGCCGTCGCCCAGCAGTTCGACCTCTTGCCCTCTTGTTGCCATCGGGGGCTCCTAGATAAAGAAGTCGCGTGAGGTGACGTCCTGAACGTAGTTGGGGCCGCCAACGGATCGGGCCAGGAGGTACTCTTCCAGCGCCTTCTCACGGCTACGGATTTGGAGCATCAGGGGCTCTGATACCGCTGAGTCCATCATCTGGTACTGCCTGTAGGCGTAAAGCGCGATGAGGTCATGGACAGGCGAGAGGTTATCTGGGCGGGCGTTGCCATCGTATACAGGACCCGGAGGAGGGCCTGTTGATGTGGGGTTCCAGATAACATCAGTGCCATCAGCAACGTACAGCAATCTGACTGTGGCATTGACCTGGCTGGACAGCCACAGCGTGTCGCCCTGTAGGTAATATACTGAGCCACCTGATGTGAGTCCCTGGAAGGCCCCTACGCCAGAGAACATGGTGTTTGGCAGCCCGGTGGCGCTGTCCAGCGTGTAGACGCTCAGAAGTTTTACCAGCCTGTTTCCTGCTGTTACCACAAACGCCCCTGCCCCAAGGATGGGTATGGGGATGGTGGACAGATCAACTGAGTTGGCTGTCATGGTGACATCCGTGGTGCGCGCCAGGATGTTTGGGTCAGCCTCCATGACCTTCTGCCTGAAGGACTGATAGGCGATGTTCATCAGCCCGTCCAGTACGTCGTGGCTCAAAAAGGTTTGATCTGGCTCATCCATGTAGGTGCGGGCGGTGTCTAGTATCTGATCTACAGTGGCCATCAGAGACTCCCTCTTCCGCCAGGAGCCCTGCTGACGTTGCCATCAAGACCCCTGGTCATGGCCCTCTCGGCAGCAGCAGCCCCTCCTAGCCTTTGTGCCCCCGCTGCGTTCTGGGCTACGATCTGCTCCTGGGTGGTGGGCGAGTTGGCAAGAGACATGTTCCTGGCCATGGCAGCCGGGTCTAGCGTGGCCTCTGACGCCCTTGGGAAGACCTTGTTTGAGACCATGGCGCTCTCATACGCCTCTTGTGGTGCCCCTGCTGTGGCCACCGACACCAGGATGTCCCGTAGGTAGTCCTGGCGCTCCTCTGGCATCTCGTAAAACGACACGGTCTGCATGTACTCAGTGAAGACCTTCTGGAACGCCTTGAGGTCATCGTGGAGGAAGATCTCAATGCCCATCCCTGCCCGAACAGCATCCAGCATATCCCTGGCATGAGCGATGCCTTTGACCTTTTCTGAGACAAAGGAATTGCCGGTACGGAAGGACAACTCGTTAAGCGCCATGTCCTTTTCGATGAGACCAAGCTGGAGCAGTTCCAGCACCTTGGCGTCACGGTCTTGGCTCTCTTCTTTAAAGAGAGAGCCTGCCTCGATGAAGACCTCTGGGTTCTCTACGATGTTGGCTCCTTGGATGGCATCGAAGGTGACTCGTCCGTACACATCGAGCATGCTCATCATTTTGGGCTCTGTGTAGTAGAGCTTCATGTGCTCTAGCACTGACCTGGCCATGAGTTGTGCGGCGCGCTCGACGCCCTGTTGTGTGATTTGAAGCTGGCTGGTGTCCTGAGAGCCAAGGAACTCCATGCCCTTGCCAGAGGTAACGCCCACGGCTCGCTTACCAAGAGTCACAGAATGGATACCGGCCACGTCCCCCATCTCGCCCTGGATACGCACGACATTGTCCATGACGTAGGCGGGCATGGGGGCTGCTGAGATCTGCTGAGGAGCGCCCCCTGCGGGGTTGTAGTAGATCTTCTCTCCGGGCTTGCTCGTCATCGACTGGGAAGACACCCCGGCGGTCTTAGGCACCAACCACTTGGGATTGCCCATCAGTTCCACGTTGTGGATGATCTGCGACCTTGCCTTGTTGTAGAGCAACTGGAGGTCGAGCAGGGGGGCTAGAAGGCTCACGCCCCACAGGCGGCGTGGGATGGCGCTGTACCGGAGAACCTGCACCGGGAAGGTCTCTGTGGCCCTCTGGTCTTCTTTGTGGAGATAGGTCCCGCCAGCCACCATGGCGTACTTGCCATCTCGCCAGTAGATGTCGAACAACTCTACGCGGTCGTCAGGGGGCTCGTTGGTGGTTCCAGAACTGACGGTGCCGTAGCTATCTGTGTCCATTGGCCCAGCGGCCTCGATGTCGTCAGCTTTGTCAGGGAACGTCTCCTTGAGCGAGTCCCTGGTGACGTAGGTGCGAAGTGCTATCCACTGGCTGTCGTCGGGGCTGATGACTCCTTTTTCAAAGAAGATGTCATAGGCCCCCACCGTGCGGGTTTTCACCTCGTCGGCATCGGGATCATAGTAGGTGTGCAGGGCGCATGTCCCTACGGAGAGGAGCCACTCAATGGCTTTCTCCATGGTCTGCTTTACGCCATCCCTCTGCCAGTAGTACCTGAGAGCCGTCTCTGACGACTTGGCCTTGACGATGTCATCGGTGGACGGGCTGGCCGGGAGAACAACCACGGAAGGATAAGACAGCGCCAACCTGGACAGAAGATTTCTATAGATGTTGAGTAAGAGATTGACCGTGACGCGGATCTGAACGTCGCCACGCATTTTGGACGTGACGTACTCTCCGAGACGCTTGTCATAGTTCAGCCACTGCCTTCCCTCAAGAAACTTGAGGCTCATGTCCCACAGGCGCTGCTCGGTGGCCTTCTCTTGGTAAGACCCCGTTATCAGCGTCTTGATGTTGTCTGGGAAGTTGGCCAAAGGAGTCTCCTATCCGGCCCCGTAGATCTTAGCCGCGATGCTAGCAATGTCCATGATGTCTTTGGGGATGAGGGGAGGCTTCTGAGCAAACTGGATGCTGCCCATGCCCGTGCCCTGCATCTGAGCCGCTGCCGCCGCACGGGGGTCTTGCTGACCCCCAAGCGCCTGGAGCGGGGACGGCCTCTCTTGCCCCTGCCCAGACATCTTCATTATTGCCCTAAACAGGGCAGGGTCAATCGACCCAGAAGACACAGACGCAGCCGGAGGCGGCTGAGACCTGAACCCATAATCTTCCGTGAACATCGGGTTGGTGGGCTTAAGGGTCATGTCCCGTGGGTGGAAATAGTCCATCTCAAACCTCCTGTTCATAGAGTAGGTCCATGATTGGCACGTCCGCCAACTCCCCCTCGCCTTCCTCTACGGTCTTCAATTCAGCCTTCAACCTGCGGATAAGCAACCACATGTAGATGTTGGCCAAAGAGAAAAAGGATGTCCCCACCGTCAGTAAGATGATGATGAGGACATCCTTCATGCCGTAACTCCTTGGGGGTAAGAAGTAGGTTGGCCTAGAGGTCGATGCCGACGAGGATCGCCTGAGCATTGGGTCGCATGCAGATGGTGTTGTAGTACCACCGGTAAAAACCCTCCCAGGAGTCCGCCGCCGTTACGCGGCTCAGGACGTTGCCGTCCAGGTCCGCGAAGCCCCCTGACTGGAGTTGGAGCATCTTCCAGTTCTTCGTCTGGAGGAAGATGACGGCCCCTCGCGCGCAGTGCCGTGCGGTCTTGATAGGCACGCCTCCGTAGCTGAAGCCCGTGAACCCAACGTCGCCTTGCTCTGCCTTGTTGGTAAGGGTCTGCATGGTGAGGGTCATCAGGGCGACGTACTGCTGGCGCATCATCGGGTGCATGATGATGCAATCTGGCTCCTTGTCGGACTGGCTCAGGACCTGATCGAACACCTGCTGGAGCCGGGGCAGAGCAAGGGGTGCCCTGTTTTGTGCGCCACCGTCCGCGTTGGTCATAATGTTCGACTGAAGGGCTGTGTTAACAGCAACGTCAACGCCGAAGTGGACCCGTGGCTGTGCGGCTGCGAGGCCCTGGATCGTTCCGCCAAGGTTGCCGTAGATCCCTGTGGGCTGCGTCTCCTGGCCAACAGATATGTCTCCGACAACGGCCTCGACATTGGCGTCATCGTCCACAACGTAGACGCCAATAGCAAACCCGTCGTCCACCACATCGGTGATCAAACCGGCCGGGAGGACAATGGTACCAGCCGCCACGTCGATACCCGCGAGGGTAAGGGTCTCGGGGGCCGCAGGGGTCACCGCAGCGGCTGCTGCGTTGTTCAGGTAAGCCCACGCAGCAGCGTTCCCAACATCGTGGCGGATGAAGACAACATCCAGGGTATTCGCAGCAGGAAGGTCACACAGTTCCTGCAACTTCAGGATGTCTCCCGTGAAATCCCAAGTAGTCCCAGCCGCTCCAGCCACAACGTCACGGTGCTGATTCAGGAACCCGACAAACCGACCACCAGAGAAACAAGACCGGTCAGCCTCGTTCTTCACGTCGGTGACCAACTTGTCCATCTCAGCGTCCATCCAGCCAATGAAGGTGTTCTTGCCACCCTGGCCAGCAGAAGCGATGGCAGGGCCAGTCACCTCGAATCGCCCGTACAAGAACGCAGCGTTGACCGTGTAGTTCGCGTAGGTCTGATCGCCAGCGGCGAGACCGGCGGCTACAAACGTGGTCCCCTCTGCGACATACTGGACGCCAGTGTTGCGGTCAAGGTGTACAGGGATGTGAGCAAGTCGTCCGTTCCAGTCCACCGACATCTTTGTCATGATATCGAGAACCAAAACCTCGTTGTTCAGTTGCTCTTGAATAGGCCCAAGGTAGAACTCCTTGAGAATACTGCTAAAAGTGGCAATTGTAGCGACCATTTTTCGTGTCTCCTGCTAGGAAGCAAAGGGGTTTATTTCGTCCCACCTCCGACGAAGCTCGGCACTTCCGGCCTCGACGGTCCTGGGGACCTCCCTCTTCTCTGTAGCAGAAGTCGCCTGAGTACTTCCGACACCCTTGGGGCGGCGAGGCGCTGACGCCTTCTTCGCTTCTGGGGCACCATCTTGAGGATTGTCAGCGAGGTACTTGGCCACTGCGGCCTCCTCCATCTGAGCAATCCATGAGGAATACTGCTCGGCAACCGCCTCTACAGATACAGAGGGGTTATGCTGGACAGCTTGCAAGATCACACCCCTGTTAGCAGCAGGGTACTTCTCAGTGGCTGACGAGATCTCAACTTCCAACTGCTGACGGGCGATCATCACCTCGGTCTCATGTAGCCGCTGTGATAGCTGCTGCAACGCCGGGTCGGGCTTCTTACTAGAAGACCCCTCTTCACCCAAAAGCTCTTGGAGCCAAGACTCGTCATCACCAGAAGCCTCCTGCTGAACAGGCTGCTGTACTTGCTCTGGGGCAGAGTAGGTCTTCATGCGCTCTTGGAGTTCTGAAACCTGGGCCTTGTACTTCTCAGCCTCAGTCTGGAACTCGTTCCGAGCGTCGATGACCTTCTTGAACCGGTTGTACGGGACACGGTGGCCCGATGACTCCCCTTCTTCCTCAGCGGCACTGCCGTCCGCCGTGGCTTCCTGGGTGGTCTGCTCTGCCTTGCTCTCCGCTGCTTCCTGCTTTACGTCCCCTGCGGTCTGGGACGATTCTGTAGAGACCCCTGGCTCCGCATCCGATCAGAAGAAGCTGCATCAGTCTCAACAGGGACCTCCCCATCAAGCATTTGCCCAATCTTCTCTGCCGCTGCGTCGTCTACAAAACTCATCTCTTCCTCCGTTTAACGCCAAGTAGGCGGCTCGTTCAACGCTGAATCAATCAGCGAGGCTTGTTCGTAGGGTGTCCCCCACCTGTCCTGCCGCTCCGAGTCGGCGTGACTGCGGTACACCTTGCCCGTTGTTCTCTCGAACTGCAACATATCAGCAAGAGACTCAGGCTCTTTGGCCATAACGTCTTGGCGAATAGGCTCTATTTGGTCAATGCCCATAAGGCATAACGCATAAGACATGATCATATCATCGTGTTTCTTAGACGAAGCCTCTGGCCTGCCCTTATCGTTGTACACAAAGGTGTTCACCTCTGTCTTCATCCTCTCATCTTTAATGTCCAGCCATCCCTGAGACACGTACTCGTGTAGGCGTGCCAACATTACTGGACGGGTGTTCACATTTGTGTTGAACCCCACCCTTTCAAGCCATTTTGCGGCCATCTTGTCGTACTGGGTCCGCCTGAAGATGTAAGCCCACCCCTGGGCCATCAGGTACTCAAGAACGCTCAACCCGTAGGTGTTGCTTTCGACAACCACCAGTGGCTCCCACTTCTTGGCCACCCTGAGCACCTCAGCCCCAAACTCAGCCGGAGATATGCGATAATATCCCGTCTCAACCACCACAGGCTTCTTTTTGTTGGTCACATCCATCACAGACAAGGCCGAAAAGTCCCCAGATGGGCTCCCAGAGGCCACATCCACGCCCATGGAGTAAACGCTGTACTTCTTCTTCTTCCCGTACTCCATGACCCCCTCTCTGGCCACAGAATGGGGAAAAAGGATGGGGAAGAACCGCTCTCCAGAGGTAATGAACGCATGTTCAGCGTCCAATGGGTACTCCTGAAGGAAGATGTTCCAGTTAGCACCACATTTGGTACGATACGTCTGCTCTGCCCACCATGTCTGGTGGTTGGTTAGTTCATACTCCTTGGAATAGGCCTTAACCTTGTCTGATAGGGCTTTAGGTTTCTTGGTGACGATGTATTCGGAGTCCAGGGTCCAGCCCAGAAACAGCTTGCGGAAGCCGTTTTCGTCTCTCCACATCTTGTGGGCATCGTTCATGCCGTTGGCGGTGGTCTCAAGGATGATTTCTGCGTCAGGTCCGGCTGTCTGGAAGGCTGCGGCGATGGTTCTGTCAACATCATTCCAGAATCCGAACTCAGAGCAGTGAAGCGCCTGGTAGGTTGTGCCCCGAAACGAGTCACTGTTGGCTGTAGCGACTCTAATGAGCCCCCCATGGAAGAACTTCATCTCCCTGACGTTGGCCTTCTCAGTCTCAAACCGGAGGAAGGGAGGCAGAGCACCGTAGAAGCGTTTGTAGATCTCAAAAATGACCTCCGCGCTCTCTGTCCCGTGGGCAATGACACACACCTTGAAGTTGGGGACGAGTAGCGCCTTCCAAAAAAGCCTCGCTGCCACCTTGGTGGTGATACCTAGTTGGCGGGCCTTGAGCACATAGACAGATGAACTGCGTTCCAGGCTGTCCTTCAAGGCTTTCTGGGCCACATTGGGGCGGAAGGTGATGGTCTTTCCGCGCTTGTCCACAATACGCAGATAGCGGCAGAAGTAGTCAAAATCCCTGGCGCACTTCGCTATCTCTTCTCTGACTCGGTCGTCAGGGGTCAATGCTCAGTGCTGTGGTGCCCCTGAGCGACCTTTCTGGCGTCGTCGAGGAGTTCTAATATCTGCTCAGGGTTCAAAGCGTTCTTGTTCAGGGCGTCCGTCTTGGCCCTGACGTGGTCCAACTCCGCCTGGGCCTTCTCGACAGACAGGCGGTCTAGTTCATCTCTGGCATCCTGTGCCGTCTTGGCCTTCAGGCTGAACTCAGCCCTGGTGCGCTCAAGCAGCCACGCGGCAGCACGCCAGTCCTTCTCTCCATGGAACACGATCATGTCCACAAGGCTACGACGGCCACTTGCCTCAGCCTTGAGCACCCGCTCAAGGAAACCTGCATACTTGGGCAACTCTGACCTCATCCAACTACGCATGGTCTCGGGGAGTACCCCGACCCCCTCAGAGACCATCTTGCGGGTATACCCCTTCTTGAGCCCCTCGATGACCTTGTCAGAAACCTCGGGACAGAACTTCGACGTGGCGTTGACGTGGCGAGGGGGCTCAGGAAGATTGCTAGGGGGTCTAGGAGAAAACTTGCTAGAAGCCATTGCAGAACTCCATGTGTGCTGCCGTCTTTGCGGCCTTGGTTGTCCCTTCGGACAGGCAGAGGTGGAAGGCTGTGAGGAACGATACGAGGTCTTGAGCGAAGATGCTAAGATCAAACCCATCACCATCGTCATTGGGGTTGTTGTCTTCAAGCCTGTCTGACATGTGAGAGATGACGCCACGGCACAGCGCATGCTTCGGGCGCAAAGAGGCATCATCGTAGGGCTTGAGCTTTGCGAGGGTGTCTTGGACGTATCCCCAGACGATGACAAAGGTGATCTTGGCGTGGACATCTGGCTCCTCCACGTTATCCCAGAGGACGTCCACTGCGGACTTGATCTCCCTCAGAATCTCACTGAGCATGCCCTCTACAACCCAAGCCGGGAAGATTTCAGTGAAGTTGGGCTTGTCTGGTACCGTCAGCGCCGTTTGTGAACCGATAGGCGGTTGGCCATCCCCCGAACCCCAATCACAAGCATCTCCTGAGACGCCCTTGAGATCAAGCACTTGACCACCTCCGTCGGGGTGACCTTCATGTTCTCCGACAGCGAGTCCAGAGCCTTCTTCGCCTGCACACTCAGCCCGTCGTTGGACGTCAGCTTCACAATCTCTGTCGGCCTCCCCACCGGGTTGATCTCCTCCACCTTCTGTGTGACCCCCTTCTCTGAGGACTTCGAGGTCGATGACTTCTTCGGTACCATGCTTAATCTCCCTGGACGCGGGCAAGCTCTCTAGCTCTGCTGAGAACGATACGCGCGAACCGCTTTGAACGTGTGTAACACTCATTTCCACTGTTCCAATGGCAGAGAACCAAGGGCCAACTCCCGTACTTTGTACGATACCTTCTCATCGCAGACAAGCCCGCAGCCACCAAATCACAACCATCGGCAGACCGAGAAGGGCAATGATACTTAGGCAAAATCTGAAGAGGACCCCTGGCTCCTCGCTCACTCTTGGCCTCCGGGTTGAACCTGCTCTCTGTGTAAGCTAACGCGATGGAAACGTGGGCCGGGAGCCCACCGTCAGAGGCCCCCAGCCCAACAGCCATACACGTCTTGAGCGCCCGCTCATAGGGACGGCTTGGCTGCCACCCCATAGCATGTAAACACATCAATGACACCGTCAACCATGAGGTCACAGATGCTGCCTCCTGGCGTATTCAGAGAGCAACATGGCGTCAGCAGTGGCATGGACCACCTTTTCCGAAGGCCACAATCTCTGTGCAGCCGCCTTAGTCACGTTCTTGTCCCCCCTGGTCAAGCACTGCATCGACCTCTGCCACGTCCCGGGGGGAACAAGGGAAAAAGGGATGCGGTGACAGACCAAAAGCCCGCGACAGAACCCAAAACTGACACCAAACTTGAACGTGCTGCTCACGCCCTGCTTGGGCATCGCACTGACCCTCTCTAGCACCGCAGCCACAACGTCAGCAGCGTACCCAGAGACAAATGTGGAGATGTCATGCTCGGTTTCCTTGAGCCTAATGATATCTACGATATCTCCGCTATCTCCGCTAAGGGCGATGGCTCCTGAGTACCCAGGGTCTATGCCCATGAAGAGTCTCATATGGCCTCAAACCTCATCCGCTTGCCACTCCACCGTATCTCCTCATCGTTCAAACCATGCCTGTTGCCATCCCTGAACTTGTCCATACCCATCTCAGCCTTGTTCCGGTGGATGGCGTCGTCAACCAAACCAGGCTGCCAAGGCACCAAAGCCACGTCACAGTCGTCCTCAATGCTACCAGAACCCTTGGCCTGTTGAATCGTAGGACGCCTACGCTCCCGCTTGGCCGAAAGCACAGGCTGAGACAGAACAACAGTCACACACTCCAACTCAACAGCTAGATGCTTCAATGCCTTACTGTTACCAGAGATGTCCTCCTCAGTCGTCGTCTCCCTTCTGCCTCCCGCTGACTTCATCAACTGGATGTAGTCAACCACAACCATCCCCAAAGAACCGTACTTCAACTTCATCGCCTCAGCAGCACCGCGTATCGCGCTCACCCGATGGGGTACCCGCTGATGGGCTCACCAGCACCAACCATCTCAGCCATGTCGTAAGAAGGAAGACCAACCTTCTCATGGGCACACACAGGTACACCACTCTCAGCAGCTATCATCCTGGCGTAGATGTCCGATGGCTTCATCTCTAATGAACAAACCAAAACAGGCTTGCCAGACCTCGCGCAGCTAAGAGCAAGGTTGTTCACAGCAAAAGATGTCTTGCCATGACCAGAGCAAGTCATCACCACAACCTGCCAACCAGGCTTGAGACCACCGCCCAAACGCTCGTCCAAAAGACCAAGGCCAGTAGGTATCCGACCATCAACAATCGTCCCGTCCTGAACCTGCCTGATGTAGTGAAGGTACCCGTTGATGCCACTCTTAGCGTCGAGCCCAACACCACCCGCTGACCTCTCAGCCAATTCCCTGAGACGTGCCGTAGCTGATGAGATGGCCAACATCCCATCGCCCTCACGAGCCAACTCAGACGCATCCACGCCAGCAACCACTACTGCCCGCTTCAAACTCTCTCTGAGCAAAATGTCGCAGTAATGACCCACGTTAGAACTAATCCCAGGCTTGTCCAAAACACGGCCCATGCTCTTGGCCGTCTCTAAACCCTCCCAAGTACCCAAGGACTTCATCTCGCCCTGGATGGTGGTGGGGTCAACAGGAACGCCCTTGTCAGACAAAGACACCATTGCTCCCCAAAGGTCAGCGTTACGCCTGATGTAAAAGTCCGAACACGCAACACCCCTTTGACGAACCTCAGTCATCACCAAAGGGTCGCACAATACACCACCAAGTATGTCCCTCTCAGCCTCAATGGACTGAGGCATAGATCCATACATCACTCACCTCCAAGTGAAAAACAAAACAAACACCTCGCGAGCGCACCTCCAAGATACGCCCGCTGGGCCATAGGCCCCCCGAGCGCACAAGCACGCACGCGACATGTGCGCGTAACGCCCACGCGCGCCCGCACCTACCTTAACCTTTCACACCCCCCCCACCCCCCCCTAAAGGGGGTGGATAGGGGGGTGTGTGTAAATGTATGAAAAAGGACAAAAGGACAGGAGGAGGCTATCTCCAACAGAGATGGCCGAGTCCTACCTGATAGGGAGTGCATTGCTTCCTCTTGGGGAGGAGCATGCACCCAGGTTTGAGCAGGGGGTGCCCTGTGGTGACGTGTGAGGACCTGTACTGGGCCAAGGCAGGCCCTGGTATGTCCAGTGGTGCCGGAGGGCCTTACAGGGCAATCTGAGAGGGGCATGGGCATGCTAAGGCCTAACAAGGGCCACAAGGTCACCCATCTCACACTCCAGGGCCTTAGCCAGTGCCGCCAGTGCAGACATTGACGGTGCCCTGGTCCCGCTTTCTAGCCTTGAGACCGTGGCCTGGGTCGTCCCTGCCAACCTGGCCAACATGCCCTGGCTGATACCAGCATCCAGCCTAACCTCGCGTATCAACAACCTGTACACAGCCTCACCTCCATGATGCCCAGCCTGTACATGCCATACCTGACCGGCATGGTCAAGAGGTAAGGTCAGATTTTCTGGCGTGGGTTTTGTGTATAACCCCCCCGCTCGCCAATCTCTGAACTTACTTTCAGTACTGTACACCCGTACAGGATGTAGAGAAATACCACACTGTACACCCGTACAGGATGTGGAGAAATACCACACTGAACAAACGGCCAGTGTAGAGAAATACCACACTGAACAGATGTATACGTATGGTGCCATACCTTGCCTTATGTTCAGTACCTGGTCCCGTAAGGTAGACGGGCGGCCGGATGCCTGCGAGTCCCTTAACGGGACGGACGGGGGAGCATGGGACCCTTGCCTCCCCTGGCCCCCCCTGGCCCATTTCAGCCCATATCAGCCTAAAAAGCCCAACGATTACAACACGTTGTCTATTTAGTCACTTTTCCCCTTGCTATCACCATTCCTACGCGGTATTCTGTTTTCACGGTCAACGAACCACCGGGCAATGCCCGCTCTGCTTTGGACACCGTAAACCGCTTACCGCCCATCCCATTAACCGTCTCATGCTATCAGAAGTGCCTGCTAACCCACGGAATAGCAGACCATAGCAAATCACCCATCAGGGCTGCTTAACAGGCAAACAAGCACAATGGGCTGCATTACCAGAACGGCAGAAAGGCCCGATGAGTTGCAGGCACTACTGATAGTGTAAGACACCGACAAACATAGGCCCACCATGCCCGACTACCACGGGGAAGGTGGCGCAACCGTCCAGACCGAACGCTATGCGGCCCTTGTGGCCCAACGCGACCGGCAACGGGAAGCTGATAGGTTCTACATCTTGACGCTGCCACAACCGGCAGATGTTCAGGCTCCAGGGTCTACTTCGACGGAAACGCCAGCCCCAAGGGAACGTCGCCAGCCCCGGCGACCCAACGACAACCCTACCCGTCCACGGAAACGGGACAAAGCGGGAGCGTCCAGACTTCGCAGGGAGCTTCACGGCGCACTACTGTACAATTTCAGCGCCGAACGGGCCATGGTACGTGATTCAAAGCGTAAAACTAACCGTGACACCTATCATGCAAACCTTGACGCCTTGTTAGGCTCGCGACCACGCCGAAAACGTTAGACCTACATAGCCCTACGGGGTGACCGCTAATGCCAACGAGCAGCCCATGAGGCGCGGGATTCAGGGACGCACACTTGCCTGTAGACAAGGGCTCCCGTCATTGGGACGGGCTCCCTTCACTGGAGGTAATAAGTATGACAAGCGTACTTGACCATGAACATGTACAAGCAATGGTCAAAGCACTACGGGAGGCTGGGATAGAGGTAACCGGGAACGCCCGGAAAGGATACCTGGCAAAGGCGCGAGGCGAGGAGATATTCGGCGCACTCCCTGGCCGCAACGGGACCTACCTAGTCAAACATCCTCGGGAGATGTTCGCCTAACACCCTCCGCCTACAGCGCCCCACTCCGGTGGGGCTCTGTGGGGGCACGGTGCCCAAACCGACCTAACCGGGAGAAACCATGGACATCCTCTGGAACTTTGACCAACCCGTCTCTGGCCTTGTGGACGTGCCCGTCTACATCGATAAGGACATCACCGGATGCACCGTAGCGTCCATCATCCAGGGCGGGTGCGCCAGCGGTGCCTACATGCCCGCTGTCACCTACTATGATGCTCGCCAGACCATGAGCGAGCACGGAGACACGGTCCTGCAAGCCATCGAGGACAACTACGGGGAGCTACCTCAGCCGCAGGCCGGAGAGTCTTGGTCAGGGATGGCCGTGTTCTACCTGTCCTGCGCCGTTGAGCTATGGGCTCACGGCATAGAAGACGAACTGACTGAGGCCATCGAGACCGAGTATCCAGGCGACTAAACCGACTAACCGACACAACCTAACCGGGGGAAACCATGGGAAACTTTGTTGAAACTGCCATCGCACTACTTGAATCGGGCGAGGATACGATGGGCGTCTGTACCAAGTGTGGAGACGAGGCATACGGCGTCGAGCCCGATGCCGAGGGTTACAACTGCGAGTCATGCGGCGAGCGCGCCGTCATGGGCGCTGAACAAGC